GTGGATTTAGAGAATGTTGTAAACTTGCTAGTCGTACTATTGCTAGACAAAAAGATGACGAGACTGAGTTTAGATTAGATGCATGGTGTACACGAGGCGACGATAAGCCTTTTGGAAAAGCAGCAATAGCCGGAGCAAAAGCAGGCAGAGCTTTTGGAGAAGACAACAAAGACAATGCACAAGAGTTGGTAAAAATTAATGATTTTGAATGGCTTAAGAATCAGTTTGAGACATTATATCTACCAAGCGTATAACTGTATCTAGTTTTACTTGATTAGGCTTGCTTCTTAATGTATTACTCAGTCCGTTGTGCAAAGGCTTTGGCCACTTTCCAAATGTTACCCAAGCATATCCGTTGTGTTCATTATTTAATTCTGGAATAAATTCACAATCAACTACACAAAGATATGTATGAAAGCTAAAGTGATTATCACTGCTTATAAATGTTTCTAACGGTATTGTTTTTCTAATACTTGGAAGATTGCCTATTTCTTCTATTATTTCTCGTTGTAGACCTTCCCACGGTGTTTCAATACCTTCATTGGTGCCACCAACCAATCCCCAAAGATTTTTTGTCTTTCCTTTAGTACGATGTAAAAATAAAAATCTCTTAGTGTTAAGACTATAGAATAACGCACCACTACAAATTATTTTGTTCATACAAATACTTATTTTATAATATAATAGTCCAAGTGCCTCGTGGATAATATCCATCAACAGCACTTTGCCAGTAGTATCCATTCCAGTAAAATTGTTGACCAGTAGTTACATTAGTAACATATGTAGTTACATTATTGTCACTGGAGTTCCAAATAGTAATCCATTTAGATCCGTCCCATTCAACTATATCATTTGCATCAGCTGAGAAATCTGTATTATCTGTATTTTTCCAAGCCTCTGGACCTTTTTCGTTTAAGTTTAGTACATACGATACAGTATCATCAATGCTGTATGCTGTAGCTAGATTTATAACAAACTTATCGTCTATATTTGCTTTTGTTGCTGCTACTGGTGATCCGTTTACAAATACTTCAAAAGTTGTAACACGTTCGTCACCTGCTCTATCAGCTAACTCACTAGTAGCAATAGTAAAGTTAATATCGGTGTCGATTCTATTACTACTAGTAGTAGCTTTAAAACTTCGTTCAACTTTATATCCTATTGGTCCTAACAATAATAATCTAGTACCAACTGTTTTAGTTGTTAAAGGATTAAAAGTTATAGGATTTATAATACCGTCTATAGTTCCGTCAGTTTTAGTCGGACCTTCTATGATAGTATTAGAAGGTAATGTATCCTCGTCCCAATCTATAATCATTGTATGAGTATCGTCATCTGGAATATTAAATGTGCCGACAATTTCGCCGCTAAGTTCTGCTCTACGTAATCTTATTTGACTTATGTTAGGTTGATATTTTGCTGGTAGTTCTGCTTCTATAACATTTAGCCAACTAATATCTCCTACTCGTAGTGCTTTGTTTTTAGCTAGTTTTGCCTCGTCATCGTCAACTATAAGATCAAAATCTCTATAACTTGTTACTAGAGGGTTGTTTAAATCTAAACCTGTGCCGCTTACACTTGAAGTACTAGTAATGCCAACATTTCCTGCATTAACAACAGTACCATCTGGTAATACGGTAACTCCGCTTGATACAGCCTGATCGCCTGATGTTGGAGGATTAAATCCGTCAAGACTTAGCGTTCCTGTATCTTGACTGTAAACACCAGTAATAATATCTGTTATGATACCTAGTTTTTTAACTTTACTAGGAGGTGAAATATATATTGGTGCTGTAAATCCTAATGTAGCAACATCAATATCATCTTGTGTTCCTACAGGAATAGTTCTACTGCTAAAGTTAATATCTTCTAAATATAATGCACTCAAACTAGTCCAGTCTACATAGTTGTCAGATGTTTGAAACTCCAAGTCAGGATTAAACAACATAAAAATTTGTTCAAGTATTTGCAGTTTTTGATCAGTACTTGTTGACCATACATCAACATTAACACTTAATGTATACGGAGTTGGGTGCAATCTTTCAACTGTATATCCTTTAGCTTGTTGTGCTACGTAACTACTAGTGCTTTCGTCAAATGCTTTTTCTCTAAGATTAATTTTACTAACATAACTGCTATCACTCAAACGCGATCTGTCCATTTGTAAACTAGTAACATATACACCCATCCTAGGAGCACTCGGTAGTTTGTTGTCACTGTTTTCTCTAATGATACTACCTACTTGTCGTGTAATATCTCCATACAACACCGGAACTACTTTGATATCGCCTTCGCCGTCACGATAACTAAAGTTACTAAATGCTCTTACTATTTGTGTTATGTACCGTCTTATTTGTCCGTCATAAAAGTATTGCATTAGTCACCTGCCTTTGCTCTAAGAGCTTTACTAAGAGCTTGTCTTTCGACTACATCTTCACCGCTAATAGTATTTACAGTTACATTGTTTATAAACGTTCCTTTTAGAGTATCACGTCCACTAGTTTGTGTAAGGGTAGTTCTAACAGCGTCTTCAATTTTACGCCAGCTATTGCCGTCATATCTAAATAATCTATTAGGAGACAAGTCAATTCTTAAAAAATAATCTCCACTATCTGCTTCGCTAGGAAATCCAATTCCTTGTCCGTATGGTGCTCCGTTTGGAGGAATACCATCGCCTACTAAGTATCCTTGATATCCATTGCCATCAGGAGTAACAAATACAGTGTCTGCTGTTATCTGATCATCGGCTAATAAACTGTCATAGTCAGTACTAACGATTTCAATTTCGCCTGTGTCACCTAACTGTAGTGTATAGAACTGTATAGTAGAATACCCACTAAGTGGAACATCAACTTCTGCTTGTGCAATAACAGCTTCGTTGATTTGCATTTCTTTTTCGTATGTACTAAGTACATCTCTAAGTGTATCAGCACTGCCTTCTTCTGCAGGCAAATCTAAAATATCTTTGTATTCTTGCGAATCTAGTATTTGCTTTGCACGTAATCTATACAAATGTGGATACCAAGTTTGACTAAATCCTTCTGCTGCCCGTGTTACTTCGTCTACAACGTAAAAACGTTTTAGTGCAACATTGTAATCATTAGCAGCATACTCGTCTATCATGTGTGGTAGTTCTATTACATCGCCTGCCATAATTTTTCTGCCTAGCGTTTTTACACTACTATTAATATGTATGGTCATAAACAATGTGTCGTTTTGTAAAAACAATCCAAACTGACTTAGATCAAAGTCTTGATCTTGTAGGTTGTAATGTCCTCTAATGGTGTAAATGTCTTTGTCGTATTTGCGATCTCTGTTTTCTAAAAATAACAAGTCTTGAATGTTGGTTTCTTTAACAACATCGTAAACAGGTTGTTCAGCAGTTGCATCATCTTCTAATGTATTCTTTGGACCAAGATATTTGTGTATATTAAAATCTGTTCCTCCTACAGTAAATTGTTCATAGACAATGCCGTCTAGGAAGGAATAGTCTTTTGTTTTTTGCGGTCTATATAAACTAAGTCTTGGCATATGTATATTTAGCATAAATACTATTGGAGACAAACAATGGCTGAACTTACAACACAAAAACAAGAAGTATTTGATTACGTAACTGCATTTTTAGGCGGAGGCATGATAGATGTTGAACTTGATCCTATACACTATGAAACTGCACTAGGAAAAGCAACTGCACGATACAGACAACGCAGTGAAAACAGTGTTGAAGAAAGTTACATTACTCTTGCACTAACAGAAGATGTTAATGCATACACACTCCCTAATGAAATAATAGAAGTACGTAAAGTACATAGACGTAGCGTAGGAAGTAGATTAGGCGGCAATAGTGGTGGAACAACCTTTGAACCATTTAACCTTGCTTATACAAACACATACTTGTTAGCAGGTAGTGGCATTGGCGGCCTTGCTACATATGATTTCTTTGCTCAACAACAAGAACTAGTAGGAAGGATGTTTGGTAGTTTTATCGAATTTGTTTGGAACACTAGTACAAAAAAACTAACTATATTAACAAGACCAAGAGCTGAGGAAGAAGTATTGCTATATTGTTATAATCACAGACCTGACTTTGAGTTGTACAAAGACTACAAAGCATTTCAGTGGATTAAAGAATATACTCTTGCCAACTGTAAATATATGTTAGGTGAAGCACGTAGTAAGTTTGCTACTATTGCTGGACCAGGTGGCGGAACTACGCTAAATGGTGATACGTTAAAATCCGAAGCTCAACAGGAAATGGAAAAACTTGACAACGACTTGGCTATGTCTGTTGCAGGTGGTGTTGGCTACGGATTTTTAATTGGATAATAAATTTAATAATATCAAAAAAGTAATAGCAGGTGGTTGTAGTTTTACAGCAGGCTCTGAACTTGCTGACGAGTCTTGGGATCGCAATCATAAAGGAATATGCTACGAGTTGAGTCATACAGCATGGCCAAACTTGCTTCAACAAAAAATGTTTACTAATGCAACAGTTGATAATACTGCTGTACCAGGTGCTGATTATGGAAGTATAGTTAGACGTATAATATACCAAACCCGCCGCCAATTAAAAATACACAAGCCAGAAGATATTGTTGTAGTTGTAATGTGGACAAGTATTTTACGTAGAGAATATCCTAGTATATATCCTACAGGCAGAAAAATAAAAACTCATGAAGATAGATTTTTAACTTCATTACCATCAGACGGCGACGGCAAAACTAAAGGTTATTCAAATGCAATGTTGTACATGAGAAGACAAATGTGGGCGTCAGAACATCTAACACGAACAAACGTAGAGTTTTATGCTAGGCGTGACACGCACGATAATCATGTATATTATCCACTACAGCAACTTGAATATTTAACAAACTGGCTCGAGAATCATAATATTAAATATTTTTTTACATCGGCGTTTAACGATATACAACCAGAGTTATTAAATCAAGATAATATTTTTTTACAAGACATGGTTGGAAGATTAAATCTTCCTAATAATATACACACCGAAGATAGCCTTGGATTTTACGATTGGGCAACAAAGTTTAAATACGAAAAAGGAAAAGAATCAGAACATCCTCTCGAACAAGCACACAACGATTGGGCAGATCTTTTTTCAAAATGGATATTGACAAAATGTAAATAGTATGTTACATTTAAATTATGAAAAAGAAGTTATTAGTAATAGGCCATGGAAGACATGGTAAAGACACTGTATGCGAAATTCTGCGAGACGAGTACGGTTATACATTTGAAAGCAGCAGTAAGTTTTGCTCAAAGTTGTTCATCTATGATAACTTAAAGGACAAATATGGATACGCTAATGAAGAAGAGTGTTATGCTGACAGGCATAACCACAGAGCAGAATGGTATGATGCTATCTGCGATTATAATGTTCCTGATGCAGCGACTCTAGGTAGAGAAATGTTTGATGCCTATGATATCTATTGTGGGCTACGCAACAAACGTGAATTCTTTGCAATGCAAAACACAGGTGTATTTGATTACTGTATCTGGGTTGATCGCAGCAAATACCTGATGCCTGAGTCAAAAGACAGCATGAGTCTTGAACAATGGATGGCAGATTTTACTATAGACAACAACGGAACGTTGGATGATCTTTGGTTTAATATTAGACAGCTAATGAGTTATATACATACTTAACCCCTAAAAACCGCCTTTTTTACCGGTGATCTGCTAAATACTTGTAAGTGAAACACTTTACAGGAGAAAATTAAAATGGCATTAACTTCACCAGGTGTAGAGGTCAGCGTTATTGATGAGAGTTTTTACACTCCAGCAGAACCAGGCACAGTACCTATAATATTTGTCGCAACAGGCGAAAATAAACTAAACGGCGCAGGAACTGGTATTGCACCAGGAACTCAAAAAGCCAATGCAGGTAAACCATACCTACTAACATCGCAGCGAGATCTAGTAGATACATTTGGTGATCCTACATTTTATACAGATGCTAACAACAATCCTATTCATGGCGGAGAGCAAAATGAATACGGACTTCAAGCAGCATATTCATACCTAGGCGTAAGCAATAGAGCATATGTAGTAAGAGCAGATATTGACCTTACAGCGATATCAGCTAGTTCAACGCCAACTACTGCAAATCCTGCAGATGGTACTTATTGGTTAGATACTCAAGTAACAAAGTTTGGTATCTTTGAATGGAACGGTAGTGCGCAGTCAGCGACTAATAAAGTTGGTCAAACATTTACTAACAAAACACCAACTGTTATTACCGATGCAACACAAACATCAGGTTCATCTCCTTATGCTCCAAAACAATCAGTTGGCGCTATTGGCGATTACGCAGTTGTAGCTGTTTCAACTATTATACGTACATGGTATAAAAACACAACAGGTGCATGGGTAGAAGTAGGCAGTGCAAACTGGAAAGGCAGTTGGCCTTCAGTAACAGGTACAGCAGGTACACCGACATTTACAGCAAGTAATACTATTACTATTGGATCTGCAGAAGGTCTTAGTGTAACAGTTGTACTATCTGGAACTAGTCTTGCTTCAACAGTAAGTGATATTAATACAGCATTAGGTGCTGTTGGAATCACTGCAGAAGCAATAGATAACAGATTAGCATTTAAAAATACTGGTGCAACACATTCTAACATCGTTCTTGGTAACGGTACAGGAACACCGCTAACTGATGCAGGTATTGTTGCTGGAACATATTATCCACCAGCACATCAAGCAACTGCTCACACAAGTGTTCCAGAATGGAAAACAGCAGATTCAGCATCACGTCCAACAGGAAGTGTATGGGTTAAAACAACTACACCAAACAGTGGTGCAGATTGGAAAACAAAAGTATGGAATGGTTCAACTGAACTATGGGATGCAGTAAGCACACCGATTTATACTTCAAACTCAGCAGCATTAGCTGGCTTAGATAAAACAGGTGGCGGCGCAAACTTAACAACGCTTAATGTTTATGCAATGGCAAATGTTACAGAAAATGCAACAAACCTAGCTAACTTTACTCTTTTCAAACGTAATGCTAATGGCGCAACAACTATTACTAGTGGTGTAGTCGACAGTACTACATTTACAAGTGGTACTAATGATTTTACTATTAGTGAAACAGTAAAAGGAAGCGCAACATTAAGTACACCAGTAACTATTTCATTTAGTGCAACAGGTGCTACAACTGATGCAGAGTTAATGGCAGCAGCTATTAATACAGCAGGATTAACTAATGTTACTGCTAGTGTTGATTCAACTAATAGAGTTGTAGTATCACATGCTATTGGTGGCGACATTAGATTTGTAGATGGTGCAAACACACCATTAGCTGACGCATTTACTGCTTGGAACTACTCAACAAAATCAGGAACTGTAAACTTTTATGATAGTCCAAACGGGTTGTCAGGTGCATATATTGCAACACTTTGGAAAGAACTAACTTATACAGCAAGTAATGATGCTCCAACTGCTCTTGCAGCTGACGGCGCATTATGGTATAGTAGTGTTGTTGATGAAGTTGACATTATGGTACACGATGGCGATAAGTGGGTTGGATATTTGAATACTGATTCACCGTATTACGATGTTACACCTGGAAATGCTCCAGACGCAAGCGGTCCAATCGTTGCTGCATCTGAACCAGTTGATGGCGACCGTGCAGATGGTGGCAATCTTGTAACTGGCGATATTTGGGTTAGTACAGCAGATTTAGAAAACTTCCCAAGAATCTATCGTTGGAATAATACACTAAACAGTTGGGTTGAACTTGATACAACAGATCAAACAACTGAAAACGGTGTACTATTTGCAGATGCACGTTACAACACAGCAGGTGCAAACAGCAGTACTGAAGGCGATATTGTTGACATGATTACTAGTAACTATGTCGATGTAGATTGTCCAGATCCAGCACTATATCCAAAAGGTATGTTGCTATGGAACCTACGTAGAAGCGGATTCAACGTTAAACGCTTTGAGCGTAACTATGTCGACTTAGCAGCAGACAACGAACGCTTTGGCGACGAATCAATGTCAGCATATTATCCACACCGTTGGGTTACAGAATCAGCTAACGAAGCAGATGGATCTGGTAGCTTTGGTCGTAAAGCACAGCGTAAAGTTGTAGTACAAAAACTACAAGCAATGCTAAACGAAAATCAAGATATTCGTGACAATGAATCACGTATCTTTAACTTGATGTCAACACCAGGTTATCCAGAGCTAATCGGAGAAATGATTACACTAAACTATGACAGAGGCCTAACAGCATTTGTTATTGGTGATTCACCTTTCCGTTTAACACCGGATGCAACTTCACTTAACGAATGGGCAACCAACGTTAATACAGTTGTTGAAGATAATGACAACGGACTTGTAAGTAGAGATGAATACTTAGGTGTTTATTATCCAAGTGGTTTCACAAGCGATAATGCAGGTAACAATGTTGTTGTTCCAGCATCGCATATGGTACTACGTACATTTGCACTTAATGACCAAGTTGCTTATCCATGGTTTGCACCAGCAGGTACAAGACGTGGCGGAGTTACAAACGCAACTTCAACAGGTTACATTAGTAACGAAGGCGAATTTGTTGCATCAGCACTAAACGAAGGACAGCGAGATACATTGTATCAAAACAACGTTAACCCTATTACATTCTTAACAGGTGCAGGGCTAGTTGTATTTGGACAAAAAACTCGTGCAAGAAATGCAAGTGCTCTTGATAGAGTTAATGTTGCAAGACTTGTAGTGTACTTACGTAGTCAGTTGAATCAGTTGACAAAACCATATCTATTTGAACCAAATGATAAAATCACACGTGATGAAATCAAAGCACAAGTAGAAAGTTTAATGGTTGAACTAGTGGGACTAAGAGCTCTATATGACTTCTTAGTTGTGTGCGACGAATCAAACAACACACCAGCGAGAATTGATCGAAATGAACTATATGTAGATATTGCTATTGAACCAGTCAAAGCAGTAGAGTTTATATACATACCATTGCGTATCAAAAATACAGGAGAAATCGCAGGATTATAAATCATTAAAGTAGGGGGAAAATAAAATCCCCCTACAAATGATAAATACATGTGATAAGGAGAAACATAGATGGCAATCTCAACTCTATTAAATTTAACAGTACCGTTAGCAAACGATACTAGTGCAAGCAGTCAGGGTCTGCTAATGCCTAAACTACAATACCGTTTCCGAGTAACATTGGAAAACTTTGGTATTACAGGCAACACAACTGAATTAACAAAACAGGTTATTGATGCAACCCGTCCAAATATATCATTCCAACAAATACCGATTGATGTTTACAACAGTAAAATTTATATGGCAGGCAAGCACGAATGGCAAGCAGTTACAATGAACTTACGTGACGATGTTAACGGAAACGTACAACGTTCAGTAGGCGAGCAACTACAGAAACAGTTTGATTTCTTTGAACAGTCTAGTGCTGCTACAGGACAAGACTATAAGTTTACACAACGTATTGAAGTACTAGACGGCGGCAACGGCGCTAATACTCCAGCTGTACTTGAAACTTGGGAACTATATGGTTGCTATTTAACAAGTGTTGACTACGGATCAATGAGTTACTCAGCAAACGATGCAATGACAGTAGCTCTTAATATTCAATATGACAATGCTGTACAACTTAACGTAGGTGTTGGAACGCCTAATAACTTCCAAGATCGAAATACTGAAACAGGCACAGGTGCCACAGGCGCTGCCGCTCTTTAATACTAACTAAGAGATTGCTTGACTTCTAAGGAGCCCATTGGGCTCCTTATTTGTTATGTGCGCTGTTTAAATATAAGATAAATACTTTATGCCGTTAAATAGAAACTTTGATAACTTTACTAATTTTGATACCAACAAAGGTATAATGGGTGACTTTACTCACGCCTCAAACTTGTATCGTCGCAATAACTTTAGACTTGCGCCTAAAGTCAAATTCTTATATCATGTTGTAATAGATGTAAATCCAATAGCGTTACAATCATTAGGAAACAATGTTAGTAACTTATTAAACAAACGAGAGTTTAATATATTAGCATCATCTGCTGATTTACCAAACTACGATATTAATACCGAAACAATAAATCAATATAATAGAAAAAAAGTAGTTCAAACAAGAATAAACTATAATCCTGTTAATATTGAGTTTCATGATGATGCTGCTGGGCTAACAACATTATTGTGGGAAGCCTATTATAGATATTATTATGAAGACGGCAACTATGCTGATCAAGGAACTCGTCCACGTGCATATCAAACTGGCTTATACGATAGTGAGCCACAGAATACTTATAGACACGGTTTTAACAGATCCGGCAAAACATATCCATTTTTTAATAGTATAACTATACACCAACTACATCATCAAAATACTGATAGTCATTTTACTAGTTTTACACTTGTTAATCCTCTTATATCTGGCTGGGAACATGATAGAGTAGATCAATCAGATGCTTCTGGTATAATGAAAAATACTATGCGTGTTGATTATGAAACAGTATTATACGATAGAGGTTATACCGGAGATGATAATCCAGCAGGATTTGCAGATAACGCACACTATGATAAATCGCCAAGTCCGTATATTAGTACAGGATCGGGTAGTGATACAACAGGAATTGAGAATGGTTGGACTAAGGTATTTGCTGATATATTTTTAGACATATTAGGAATAACTGAGTTTAATACCGAACAGCAACGTAACCTAAGATCTCCATTTGTAACTAATCCAGTTACAACAGATAACAGAGTTCCATTTAATAGTAATACATTCTTTCCACAAAGTTCAACTCAGACAGCTATAACTACAGCCTTTTTTGACGCAGCATTTGAATCAACAATATCTCAAAGAGAGTTACAAAATAGTACTATTAAGCAAAGAGACTTGGCCAGGAATGCTCTTCGAAACTATGCAATAGCACAAGGATCATCAAACTCATTTAATGATAACGGCCAGCTGTTTGATAATTTAAATGCAACCCAACAACTACAACTACAACAGGCAGTTGTTGATAACTATAGAGTAGACCCAACACTACAAGGTGCAGCATTTACTAGCACTCTTGAGAATATTATAGGTGGCTAAATGAGTAGTATAACTGATAAAAGTATTAATAAATCATCTGATAGTGCAGCAGAGGTAAAATCATTCTTTGATAGATATTTTTCAAAATCGATATCGATTACAAGCAATGAAGTTGATAGTGTATTAGGATTTTTTAAAAAAAGAAAGTTTGAAGATAATGCAGCTATTGCTGTAACTACAGTATTATTGCAACAAGCTAAATCTGAAAATAAAAATATATTTGAGTTATTAGATAGTTTAAAAGGTTTAGATGAGGTAAAACTTAGTCAGCTGGTAGCTGCTATTTTGAATAATAACAGAAGCAAAGTAAGTGCTCTTGGTTACACAACAGATTATCAGATTGTAACATACGAAAATAGAAACGTTGTATTGTAATGTCGAGGTTTGCACAAGGCAAGTATACATTAAAAAACCCTGAAAAATATGTAGGCGGCAGAACTCCTACTTATAGAAGTAGTTGGGAATTTGCTTTTATGCGTATGTGCGATACAAACGAAAATATAACAAAATGGGCTAGTGAAGCAGTTCGTATTCCTTATAGAAATCCACTAAGTGGAAAACACACTATATATGTTCCTGATTTCTTTATAGTATACAATGATCGTACAGGTAAACAACACGTTGAACTAATAGAAGTCAAGCCAGCAAATCATACATTTAAAGAACAACTAGGCAACAGCAAAGTAAACAAGTTACACTATGTTGTTAATCAAGCAAAATGGGCAGCAGCTAGAGGTTACTGTAAACAAAAAGGAATGCTATTTAGAGTTGTTAACGAAGGAGATATTTTCCATCAAGGCAAACGTAGATAAATAATAGTAGCATATTATAGGTGTTATTATGACAAAGAAACTTGAAGAAATGTTGAATCTTCCAGATAACGAAGATATTAAACAAGAAGTACAACAACAGGCAGTTGTTGCACAAGAAGAAACTTTTAGAGATATTGCAGAGTTTGACAAGATTGCAAGTGCATTGCCAGCTGTTAAAGGACTTGGCCAAAAAGCAGACGACGAACTCGAAGACATTGCATCACGTGCATTGGAAGCATATGACGATTTAATGGATTTAGGAATGAATGTTGAATCACGTTACGCAAGCAGAGTATTTGAAGTTGCTGGCGGAATGCTTAAAACATCATTAGATGCTAAGGTTGCTAAAATGGATAAGAAACTAAAAATGATTGACTTGCAACTTAAAAAAGAAAAAATGGACAAAGATAGTAACCCTGGCGATGGCGGCGTAGTTAACGGGGAAGGATATGTTGTCTCAGATCGTAATAGCCTTTTAGAGAAGTTAAAAGGCATGAACAATGATAAATAGTAACATAACGTAGGATACAATAATGAAAAACTTTGCTGATTATTTGACTGAAAGTAAAAAAACATACGAGTTCAAGATTGGTGTAGCTGGTGAGCTGCCTGAAAACTTTGAAGATATGCTTGAAACCAGTTTACAAAAATACGGATGCTCGCAAATTGCAGCTGGTAAAAAAACACCAATACAAGAACGTCCACTAGACTTTCCACAGTTAGAAAACTGCGAAGCTACATACTTTGAAATAAGTTGTACATATCCAACAACAGTGCAAGTACTTCAAGAGTACATCGGACAGTGTTGCGGAGTCAAACAAAGTCATATTATTGTACGTAATCCAAATGAGCCACAAGAGCTGTATCAAGAAGAAGTGTCTTCTGATGTATATGTTGCAAAGCTAACAGTTGAAGAACTCGAAGGCGAAAGCGCACAGGATATGGCAGGCGAAAATAGAGTAATGGACCTGCTGAAAGAATTAGAGACAGCTCGTAAAGAACAGTCAGGAGACTAATATGAAAAAAGTAAACGAAGCTAATATGAACATTAGTGTAAATGGCGAAAGCGCATCGGAAGTATCAGAACTACTGCGCATTATGCAACTAGCAGGTTCTGATGCAAAAGAAGTTGATATTGATGATATTAATCAAAAAATGTTACCGAGTCCAGAAGATGACGGCCCGTGTGATGTATGTGGCGGCGATCATGGTCCTTCAGATCTTATGGCAGGCTGCGGCGGCAAGTCGTCAAGTGAAACAATGGCAGACACTATCAGAATGATTTCAAAAGAAGAAGATGATTATGATGGTAACTTTGGTGATGCAACTACAGAACCAGATGACGAATATATGAGATCAAATGCAGGCGATGTAAGTGACATGATTCCAAGTGGTGACGACTTACACAAAGAAAAAGGATCATATCCAGCAACAGCAGGTGGCGACAATCCAATGAATACTAGAGAAAGTATTCATGCAATGCTTACAAAAGCACTTGCTGAAAAACAAGCATCAAAAGAGCCAAAGCCAGACTTTCCAGACTTAGATGGCGACGGCAACAAAGAAGAGCCAATGAGTCAAGCTATTGCACAGCGTGATGGCGAAGATGAAGACGAAGACAAAAAGTCTAAAGGTATCAAAGCAATGATTGATGCTGGTAACAAAAAAGCAGATGCAGAAGTTGCTGAATATGATGTTCCAAGTAACTTTGAAAACAAGCACAAAGACATCAACAATCTTGGACGCAAAATGATGGACATGAGTTCAAATATGTCAGGAACTGATGATACTAGTTTAATGATGGCAAATGCACTTTCAAGACTTGGTGAAGTATTAGCTGAGTTTGGTGGCAGCGGATTTGCTGCTAACAACATGAACGATGTCATTAAAAAATCATCTTTGAACAAAGAGATTGTTCAAATGCTAATGAAAAAAGCCAAAGAAGAAGATTAAGAACGTTCTACCGACTGAGCGAACGGACCCAAATAGCACCTACGGGTGCTATTTTTTTCTATAAATAATATTATGGCAGCATCATTAGACGGCGTCTTAATCAAAAAGGCGAATAGAAAAGAAACATTTACCGAAGAACAAATAGCAGACCTTTTGGCCTGCATGGATCCGGATACAGGATACTTGCATTTTTCTCGTAAGTTTGCTTATATACAACACCCAACTAAAGGCAAACTACTGTTTGATCCTTATGAATATCAGCTAGGGTTAATGGATAGTTATCATAGTTTTAGATTCAACATCAATATGATGCCTAGACAAACAGGCAAGACTACATGTGCTGCAATCTATCTAGCATGGTTTGCAATGTTTAATCCAGATCAAACTATTCTTATTGCTGCACACAAATACACAGGTGCACAGGAGATTATGTCACGCATACGTTTTGTATATGAAACTTGTCCGGATCATATTAGAGCAGGTGTCACAAGTTACAACAAAGGTAGTATTGAGTTTGAAAATGGCAGTCGTATTGTAAGTCAAACAACAACAGGTAATACAGGACGTGGTATGAGTATTTCATTACTATACTGTGACGAGTTTGCATTTGTGCAACCCAACATTGCAGAAGAGTTTTGGACATCGATATCGCCTACACTAGCAACAGGTGGTCGTGCTATTATTACTAGCACACCAAACAGTGATGAAGATACGTTTGCTACTATCTGGAAACAGGCAGAACAAAAGTTTGATGAATACGGCAACGAACAAGATGTAGGTATAAACGGATTTCATAGTTTTATTGCAGAGTGGCATGAACATCCAGACAGAGATGAAGAGTGGAAGAAAGAAGAAATAGGACGTATTGGCGAAGAAAAGTTTAGACGTGAATACGGCTGCGAGTTTTTGATCTTTGACGAAACACTTATCAACAGTATCAAACTAGCAACAATGTCAGGTGTTAGTCCTGTTATTAATATGGGTCAAGTACGATGGTATAAAAAACCTAACCCAAAAAGATCATATGTAGTAGCACTTGATCCTAGTATGGGCACTGGTGGAGATTATGCTGCAATACAAATCGTAGAACTTCCTGGATATGAACAAGTAGGAGAATGGCAACATAATCTTACAGCTATACCGGGGCAAGTTAGAGTACTTGCTGACGTATGCAAATATATCGAAACAGAAACAAAATCTACTAACAACATATACTGGAGTGTGGAAAACAATGGAATAGGTGAAGCATGTTTGCTTGTTATCAATGACTTTGGTGAAGAGAATATTCCAGGATTGTTTATAAGTGAGCCTATGAAAAAAGGACACGTAAGAAAGTTTCGTAAGGGATTTAATACAACACACAGCAGTAAAACTACAGCATGTGCTAGACTTAAAACAATGGTTGAGAGTAACAAACTTACTTTAAACAGCAAAGCATTGATTAGTGAACTAAAAGCATACATTGCATCAGGTAGTAGTTTTCAAGCAAAGCCCGGACACCATGATGATCTAGTTAGTAGTTTATTATTAACATTACGAATTATGAGTGTAATGAAAGACTGGGATCCAACAGTGTATGAAACATTTAATCAGATTGAAGCAGATGAGGATTATGAAATGCCAATGCCGATCTTTGTTAGTAGCAGTTATTGATAAATAGTATACAATGAGAAATTTAGATACAGTAGCAGAACAACTTTTTAATGAGATTAGAGGCCGTTATTCCAGCGTTACTACAGGTGATGCAGAAGGAAATTTAACAAGTGCTCCTAGTCTTGCAAGATTTTACGAATTTGATTTTAAAAGTCAAAACACTAACTTGGGTAAAGTAAGCGTTTCACTAGATGAAAAATCTGGCGTAACTATAATGTACAACAAAGACTTTACAGAAGAAGTTGGAGATGAAGAAACTAAAGACTGGTTTAACTTTTTAAAACAAATGCGAATGTTTTCAAAAAAACGTTTATTAAATTTTGAAGTTAGAGATATTAACAGAACTAACTTTACAAAAAGAGATTATGCAAGCATGGCAGTAAATCGCGGAGAAACACAAATGGCAGAGTCAAAAATGTATGGCACTCACAAAACTAGCTTTCAAAAGTTTGGAAGTGCTAAACTTTCAATAAAACACACAGGTAATATTATCGAAGGTGAAAGTAGAAATAAAAAGATAGGATCTCTTTTTATTGAAAACTCACAAGGTGAAAAATTTAAATATCCGTTTAAACATCTTAGTGGTGCAAGAGCAATGGCTATTCATGTTAGTGAAGGTGGTCATCCTTACGATGACTTTGGCAAACATATTACAAGCCTAAGTGAAGAACTTTCAAATCTCCGCAAGTTCAAAACTTACATGGGTCGTAGTAGTGTAATGGCTGAAAGTCTAGCAGAACACATGGGTACAGTAAATGAACGTATTACTACAGTCAAGAAAAGAATACAAACACTACAAAAACCTACAATGTACAAAGAAGCACTTGAAGAATTTGTAGTTATAGAAGAATCTGAAGTTCCTGCTGATGTTGCTAGTAACTGGATTGATCAACTTACTATCAAACAGTTTAATGAAGATTTAAAAGATGTATTTCCGTATATCTATAAACTAGTAGGCGAAGCAACACAAGCAGACGAACTACATTTTGATGATTTGATTGCAGAAGCTGATGCACCTGCAACATCGCTTCGTCCACGTGCAAGACCACAAGTTTATGATACACCAGCACAAGCAGTTCAAGCTGCTGAAGAAGAAATGTCAGCACAGCCGGGTCAAGTTAAAACACGATTTGAAAAAGGCGAAGATTATACCATACATCCAGTACAAGGTGGATTTGTTTACAAGTTAGCACCAACTGTTGATATCGGCGCAAGTCCAACAACACCAGGTGCAACTAGAGGCACAGGTATGAATACCGAATCAGCTATTGATGCAGCATTTGATAAAATGTTAGGTCAGTTTTCAGATAACTTTAGTGCGCAAGTAGAAGGTGAAATGCGTTGGAAACAAACTTCAATGGATCCAGAACTTGCAATAGCAAAGTTTGGTAAAGAAAATGTAAAAATCAAAAAAGGCGGTCTACGCAATGGCGAAGATATGGTATCAGTATTAACTGATGATGATACTGACGAAGGCAATGCATATTCAGGCGCTGTAGCAAAAGCCAAAATGAATGGCGCGGAAAAAGGCGACACAATCCCTCATCCAGATAAAGACGAAGATGATATTGTAATCGAAAAAGAAAAAACACCATTAGGCGAGTTTATACTAAGTTACTACGATAGGCAACAAGGTGTATTTCCAAAAGGCGAAACTGCTGTGTTAACAATGGTTGAAAAATCATATGGTGATAAATTCATCAAACCAGCAAGTCAGTTCATAGAACGTCTAGGTCAAGTATTTGAAAAATACCAGGCACGTAAGATGTCAGACTTTACAAGAATTCAGGAGTTGGCTGGTTTAAAATAATCAGCTAACTTCTAATAAAACTTGTCATTTTATACTTGACAAGTCATAACTAACAGTGTAGTATGTAATAGTGCTACACACAAACAGGCACAAGAGCAACATTGGTTGTTCTAACATAGGCATAACATATAGGAGAAAAGGCACTATGGCATCATTAGCAGAAATTCGAGCAAAGCTCAAAGAACAAGAAGCCGGCGCAGGCGGTCAACGCACAGGCGGTGGCGACAACGCAATTTACCCATTTTGGAATATGAAAGAAGGCGAGCAAGCAACGCTACGTTTCCTTCCTGATGGCGATCAAGACAACACTTTCTTTTGGAAAGAACGTTTGATGATCAAACTTCCTTTTGCAGGCGTAAAAGGTGAAACTGATTCACGTCCAGTACAAGTACAAGTTCCATGTATGGAAATGTATGGCGAATCATGTCCAATCCTACAAGAAGTACGTGGGTGGTTTAAAGATGCAAGTCTTGAAGACATGGGTCGTAAGTATTGGAAGAAACGTTCGTATATTTTCCAAGGATTTGTAACAGAAGATCCACTCAAAGAAGATTCACCAGAAAATCCAATCCGTCGCTTTATTATTGGACCACAAATTTTCCAACTAATCAAAGCAGCACTTATGGACCCAGATATGGAAGAACTACCAACTGACTATACAGCTGGTGTAGACTTCCGTTTGTCAAAAGGATCAAAAGGTGGATACGCTGATTATGGTGCAAGTAACTGGTCACGTAGAGACCGTCCACTAGGTGATCAAGAGATGGCAGCAGTGAACACACACGGCTTGTTTAATCTCAATGATTTCCTTCCTAAAAAACCAGACGAAGCTGGTGTTAAGATCTTAACAGAAATGTTTGAAGCGTCAGTAGACGGTGAAGCATATGATGCAGATCGTTGGAGCAACTATTTCCGTCCAAGCGGCATGGCTGCACGTACAGGTGATCCGCAAAAAGCGGCGAGCCCACAAGCAACTGCTGTAAGTCAAAGTGCTCCAGCAGCAACACCTACTCCGGCTCCGGCTGCACCAGTAGCAGAAACTACAACTGATACTGGTTGGCAAGAACCTGCTCCAGCAGCAGAACCAGCAACTGAAACAGCAGGTGGAGCGCAAGATATTCTTGCAATGATTCGTTCACGTCAAGGTTAATAATAGAAAGGGCTTCGGCCCTTTCCTTTACTTTTTTATAATAGGAGAAATACATGGCAAATAAGTCATTCGATCCAACGAAGTTTAGAAACTCGTTGACAAAAAGTATTAAAGGCATGAGTGCAGGCTTTAACGATCCTACAGATTGGATTAGCACAGGCAACTATGCTTTAAACTATTTACTAAGTGGAGACTTCCGCAAGGGTATTCCATTAGGTAAAGTAAGTGTATTTGCAGGCGAAAGTGGTGCTGGCAAATCATATATTGTATCAGGTAACATTGTTAAGTATGCACAAGAGCAAGGTATTTTTGTTGTTCTTATTGACAGTGAAAACGCTCTAGACGAAGCGTGGTTACAGGCGTTGGGTGTTGATACATCACCTGAAAAGATTTTAAAACTTAATATGGCTATGATTGACGATGTAGGTAAGACTGTTAGTACGTTTATGTCAGATCTCAAAGACATGCCAGAAGAAGATCGCCCGAAGGTGTTGTTTGTAGTTGACTCGTTGGGTATGCTTATGTCACCAACTGAAGTTAGTCAGTTTGAAGCAGGTGACATGAAAGGTGACTTTGGTCGTAAGGCAAAAGCACTAAAAGCACTTGTAACTAACTGTGTGAATATGTTTGGTAGTTACAATGTAGGTATGTGCGTTACTAACCACACATATGCATCGCAAGATATGTTTGATCCGGATGATAAGATCTCAGGTGGTTCAGGCTTTGTGTATGCAAGTTCAATGGTTGTTGCTATGAAGAAACTTAAACTTAAAGTAGATGCAGACGGCAACAAAACATCACAAGTACATGGTATTAGAGCAGCGTGTAAGGTAATGAAAACACGTTACAATAAACCCTTTGAAGGTGTACAAGTTGAGATTCCATATGAAACAGGCATGGATCCTTACAGTGGATTATTTGATATGTTTGAATCACGTGGCTTATTAGAGAAACAAGGCAATCGTTACAAATACATTACTAGTGACGGCGACGAGATCCTTGAGTTTCGCAAGCGTTGGACAGGCGAACTACTAGAACGTGTAATAGAAGATCTTCCTGCAAAAGAAGAACAATTGCTAAATATCGCGAAAGCAGAAGAAGAAGCAGTTAGAGCAGCAGAAGAAGCTGAGTTAGATGCACAGGAAGTAATCGAGGAATAGTAATGAACGAAGAAATAGCAGCTGATTTATGGAACTTGTTTAAAGAATATTTAGATAAAAAACATGTCGAAATGGCAGCCGAGCGGTATGTTGATATGCTGGCTGACTATGGAATGGCTGAAGTTCAGTTACAGAGCATGATGGGTAATAGTAAACGACTTGACACTGCTATCCAGTATTATCTAGAACTAGATCAGGATGAAGATTCTGATGAAGACGAGTGGGACGACTAATGGGATGGTACAGTCGAGTTAGTCGAGACATATCGGAAATACCCAACGCAATACAACACTTTGAGAACGAGCTTATTACAGCTCGTTCTGAAGTCAAGTTAAAAGGTAGTATTGAAAAAGCTGCTGCTGAAATGCCAGGTATTGTTGAATACCGTTTTAATCAACTACAAGAAGTTGAAGCCATACTTGAATTCCTTAACATTGAACTACGCAAGTTGCGTAGTTCTTTTTTTAAAAAATATCTAGAAAACTATCAGCGAGCATTGTCAAGTCGCGACGTTGAAAAGTATGTTGACGGTGAAGTTGACGTATGTGATTATGAAAAGATTATCAACGAGTTTGCATTAATACGCAACAAATGGTTAGGTGTTTTAAAAGCTCTAGACCAAAAACAATGGCAGATAACTAATATTGTAAAGCTAAGAGTAGTAGGAATGGAAGACGCATCTTTATGAAACAAGTTTATGAATATTGGATGCCTAGTACTGATGAGCATTTTGAAAGGCTAATAACCAAACGTGTTAACAACGGCGGGCCGCCGCAGTATCAAGATGATGTAAGAGAAGAAGCATATAAGTATGTCACAGATTTTGATATTGCTGTAGATGTTGGTGCCAATGTTGGATTATGGGCAAAGCCTTTAACAGAAAAGTTTAAACGTGTAATAGCATTTGAGCCTCTTGAACAAGTTTACATGTGTTTAGAAAGTAATGTACAAAACTTAAATGTAGAAATATATAAACATGCTTTAGGTAATGTAAATGACAAAATAGAAATGATTTACGATAGTGAAAATACTGGAGGTAGTTTTGTTAGCAAAGTTGGTGTTGGAAACATTACTATTAAGCGTATGGATGATTTAGATTTACCTAAGTTTGGTTTATTAAAAATTGATTGTGAAAGACACGAACTCGAAATTCTTCAAGGTGCAATAGATACAATATTAAAATATAAACCTATTATTGTATGCGAACAACAAGCTGATACAAATGAATGTGCTGGCATGTATTTAAAATCATTTGGCGCTCGCGAAATAACAAATGTACGAAAGGATTATATTTTTGGCTGGTAATACCACAACAATAGTTACAACATTTGGAGACCAACATTACGATGTGTATGCCAAATACTTTATGACTAGTTTGGAAAAATATTTAGATAAAAATGTCAATGTATTAGTATATACTGACACGCCTTTATTTGACGATAGTGAAAACTGGAAAAACTATATTCTTCCACAAGAATCTAAAGGACTTAAAAAGTTTAAAAAGCGTAATAGCAGTCGAATAGTACCTCAAGGTACTAAAGGATTTTACTATGACGCTGTAAGGTTTAGCTACAAGAGCTATTGTATAATTGACGCTAGTCGTAAAGTTAAGACTGATAGAATGATTTGGCTTGATGCGGATACAGAAATACTTGCACCCATTAGCGAAGACTATTTACGTAGTCATCTAGATGACGACAAGTTTGTAAGTTATCTCGGACGTATTGACAAATATACAGAAACCGGGTGGTTAAGTTTTAACTTAGACAGCCCTAACAGTGCTGAGTTTTTTGACTTATGGGAATGGTATTATAACACAGACGAAATATACAACTTACCAGCACAGCTCGACTGTCATGTATTTGATGCATGTTTAGAAAAACTCGAAAGTGAAAATAAGATTGTAGGTCAAAATATTAGTCCGCCAAATACAGGCAAAGCCCATTTTGATTTAAGATTTAAGAAACACATGTGTCATTATAAAGGTACTCGAAAAGAAAATCGAGATGTTTATTTTGCAAAAGCAACAAAGAAAAAGAAATGAAAATAACAGTAACAGGACATAAAGGATTTATTGGTAATCACTATTACAACTACATTAAAAATAGTTACGATGCAGTTTATCCTTATGATAGGAAAAACGGCATTGCAGATGACCTAAGTAATATCACAGTAGCTAGAAACGCACCAGAATGCGATGTTGTTGTACATTTAGCTGCAACAAATGGCACACGATTGTTTTACGAAAACCCAACAGATGTTTGTATAAACAATACACTTCCTACTGTAAACTTAATTGAACGTTATAGAAATACAAATACTAAGTTTGTATTTGCAAGCACATGTGAAATATTTAATGGAGCAATAGATGAAGGTTACTACCCTATTCCAACTGATGAGCAAGTACCAGTTATGTTTAACGACATTACGAATCCAAGATGGAGTTATAGCGTTCCAAAAGCTCTCGGCGAAAACTTAGTTGCCAACAGCGGCCTAGATTATCTTATTATACGTTACTTCAATGTATACGGCCCTGGACAAATAGATCATTTTATCAATGAGTTTGTTGAACGTTGCAAAGCAGGCGAATACTATATCAAAGGCAACGACACGAGAAGTTTTTGTTATGTCGATGACGCTGTAAAAATGACACACAGTCTTGTTGAGAATATTAACAACAAAACTGTGCATGTTGGCAGGAATGAAGAAACTCCTATTGCAACAGTTGCAAAAATAATCATGGACATATTAGGCATTAATCCAGACAAGCTAGAAGTACGTCCTGGACCAGTCGGTAGTGCTAAACGCCGTTGCCCAGATACAACACTAGTACAATCACTTACTGGGTTTGTAGATTATACACCGCTAGAAGTTGGATTAAGAAAAACAGTAGAAAGTTTATTATGAGAATAGGCATTATTGGTTTAGGTGCAGTAGGTACAGCAAACAAAGAAGGTTTTGAACATGTAGGACACACAGTTGTGCCTCATGATATTATACTTGATACAACAATACAAGATGTGCTCGACACCGAAATAACATTTTTATGTGTACCTACACCGCAAGCAGATGACGGTAGTTGTAACACTGGTATATTAGAATCAGTTATTACTGAACTCTCACAACTTAACTACAAAGGTATTATTGCAATACGTAGTACAGTTGTTCCAGGATTTACACAACGTATGATCGACACATATAGAAATCTTACTATATGTTTTGTGCCTGAGTTTTTACGTGAACGTTGTGCAGCAGAAGATTTCATCAACAATCATAAGTTGCTTGCAATTGGCACACACGATATTTGGGTATACCGAAAGTTAGTACAAGTACACGGAACATTGCCTGAGCACACAGAACACTTAACACCCAACGAAGCAGAAGTATTAAAATATTACAACAATGTCTATGCTGCATTGCGTGTTACATTTGCTAATGTGATGTATGAAATATGTGACAAACTTGATTGCGATTACACTACTATTAAAAATGCCTACATCAAGACAGGCAAAGCAACTGATATGTATTTAGATGTAAATCCTAATCTTAGAGGCTATGGTGGTATGTGCTTGCCAAAAGATACACAAGCAATAGCATCTTTATTAAATCAACTAAACTTAGATTTTGAACTAATAAATAGTGTACATACTGATAATGAAAAGTTTAAAAAGACTGTATTCAATGGAATGAGAAGCTAATGAATCGTTGGGAATATGATTGGATTAATGATTTAAATATTACAAGTATTTTAGATATAGGAGCATGTGCAGGACAGTTTGCATCTAGTCTGCGTTCTAGTAACAAAGATTGGGAAATAACCTGCGTAGAACCAAATCCTTACTGTATGAATAAGTTACGTAATATGAAAAAACGTAATGAAATAGTTGATTATCATAATATAGGATTGGGAAATAAAAAAGAAATATTAAAACTTTTTCTGCCAAAAACAAAAACAAAATCAAAATCTAGTTCATTTTATAAACCAACTCAATCTGAGAATATTGAATATCTGTTAGAAGAAGTACAAGTTGAAACAATGGATGATTTTTTTAAAGACTATATCTTTGATTTGATTAAAATTGACACACAAGGAAATGAATATCCTGTTATATTAGGTGGCAAAGAAATACTTAAAAAAGCAAACTATATTATTATTGAGTTTCAAACAGTAAGTACAAATATTAATGCACCAGAAAGTATATTAGCTGTTAAGGAGTTAGAAACGATTGGATTTAAAATTAATTCGATTGTTGAAGAAAATAAATCTACATATTTAAAAAATAGAAATAGTGTACATTTAGATATATTATTTACTAAACAACCAACACACAATAAAGAATGCCTTAAAGATTATAAAGAATATTTTAAGGAAATAGTATGAAATCATATTCGCAATCGTGTCAAGATCTATTTGCATTAGAAGTGTGTAAAACAAAATCATATATTGAGATTGGCGCAAAGAAACCTGTAAAGTTTAACAACACATACGAGTTGGAAAACAACAACTTTCAAGGATTCAGTCTTGAACTTTCAAAAAAACATTTGCCGGATTGGAATGCACAATCTAGAAACAACAAATGTTATTTTGAAAATGCATTAACATTTGATTATAAATCTGCAATACAAGAAAACAATATGAACATGCATGTAGGATATTTAAGTTGTGATATCGAGCCTGCTGCAAATACATTTCGAGCATTACAAAGAGTAATAGAACAAGGTGTTACATTTGATTGTATAACATTTGAACATGATGAATATCAAGAAGGTAACAAATATAATCTGCTTGCAAAAGAGTTTATGACCAAACACGGATATAAAGTTGCAATAGATCAAGTATTCATAAATGACGAGCCTGAAAAAATCTACGAAACATGGTTTGTAAATAATAATATTGACTACAAACAAATAACATATGCCACTTTTTTAAAACAGAATAAAACTATCATATAAGTACTATTATGAAAACAGTATTAGTTACAGGCGGGTTTGATCCACTTCACTCCGGACACATTGAATATTTCAAAGCAGCAAGGCAGTTGGGTGATAAACTAGTTGTAGGATTAAACAGCGATACATGGCTTACAAATAAAAAAGGTCGTGCGTTTATGCCGTTTGGAGAACGTTCATCTATTATCAAAGAACTGTCTGTAGTTGACGATGTTATATTAGTCGAAGATGACGAAACCGGTGGCACAACAAAAGCCATAGGATTAATACTTGCAACACATAGTGGAAAATTAATTGTTGCAAACGGCGGCGATAGAGTAGATGGTAGTATACCAGAACAAGCAACATACGGAGATCATCCTGACGTAGAGTTTGTATTTGGTGTCGGCGGCGAAGACAAAAAGAATTCAAGCAGTTGGATTCTCAAAGAATGGAGCCAGCCCACTACAGAACGAGCTTGGGGCAAATACACCATACTAGATAAAGGTACTGGTTGGCAAGTAAAGCAACTTGAGTTTTACGAGGGACATGCATTAAGTGATCAACGACACTTTAAACGCAGTGAGCATTGGCATGTAGTTGACGGTGTAATCAATATGTTCTTAGAAGACAAGTCTGGTAATCAAACTACTACATTATTAACACCGGGTGATAGTATTGATATTCCTACAGGATATTGGCACAAAGCAATTAACATAGACAACAAAAATGCTAAAGTTATTGAAGTATGGATGGGCAAAGAGTTAACGGAGAATGACATTGAACGAAGAGATTAAACCATTAAAAATATTTGTAGGGTGGGACAGTAGAGAAGATATTGCATACCAAGTTTGCAAAAGCAGCATTGAACAACTAGCAAGTGTACCTGTTGAAGTCATACCACTAAAACAAAAAGTATTACGCAAAGAAGAAATATATACTAGACCGCAAGATACTATGGCAAGTACAGAGTTTACATTTACAAGATTCCTTATTCCGCATTTAACAGATTTTAATGGATGGGCGTTGTTTATTGACTGCGACTTTGTTGCTCTTGAAGACGTCAAACTGTTGTTTGAACAAGCAAATAACAAATATGCAGTGATGTGTGCTCAACACGATTATACACCAAAAGAAACTGTAAAAATGGACGGGCAAGTACAGCATATGTATCCACGTAAAAACTGGAGTAGTATGATGCTTATTAACTGCGGCCATCCTAGTAATAAACAAGTTACACTAGAGTTAGTAAATAATCCGTATAAATCCGGAGCGTTCTTTCACAGATTTAGTTGGCTTGACGACAGTGAGATTGGTGAGTTGAGCCACGAGTGGAACTGGCTAGTAGGGTGGTATAAGGAACCAGATGACGGCGCTCCAAAGTTCTTACACTACACAGAAGGTGGCCCTTGGTTTGAACAATATGAATCTTGTGAATATGCAAACAAATGGTACAACGCAAAAAGTCGTATGCATGAGGAAATAATCGAAAGTCAAAAAAAAAGATCAGTGATTTAAGATTTAGAGATAGAAAAATAAATGACTTAGATTATCCACAATATCTCATCGATTATTTTAATGCAACAGTGCAGGATGTAGTAGATCCTGATAGGGTAGTATACGAACCAGATGAAATATTAAAAAGTGTTAAGGATAATAATATGGGTAGAAAAGTACAAGCAATAGCACCAGACACAGGCGATTTTGATTTAGGTAGAAAAGGACTTAAATATGATCCGTACCTTGAATCATTTATTATTGGCTGCGGAGGAAAACTCGGAGAGTGGGACATTAAAAAAGGCACTACTAATCCTTTGGTTTGCAGAGGAATAGGCGGCACAAGTCGTAAAGCTATTAACTATTGTAAACAAAATAATATTGATTTTTATACTATAGACACTGGATACATTCAGAGCGGTATTAAAAAAGAACATCATCGTATTACAAAAAACGCTATGCAAAATATTGGACCTTGTATCGAACGAGATCACGACAGACTTGCTCCACTAAAATGGAGATATAGAAATCATCGTCCAGGATCAAAAATATTAATAGTTCCTCCTAGTGAAAAAGTTATGGTATTTAATGGATATAACTTAGATGAGTGGATGCAAGAAACTATAGCAGAGATTAAAAAATATACATCAAGAGATATTGAAGTTAGACTAAAACCTTCACGCAACGATAGAACTAGTACAAACACTATTCAACAGGCTATGGAAGATGCATATTGCGTAGTTACTTATAATAGTATTGCAGCCACCGAAGCATTGCTTTACGGCGTTCCTGCAATAGCACTAGCACAAAATTCAGCAACGATGTTTTGTAATACTGAAATATCTCAGATAAATGATTTGTATATACCTAATGCAGTTGATATGACTGCATTTGCTGCACATCTAAGTTATTGTCAGTTTACAGCCAAAGAAATGCGTACAGGAGTTGCCTGGGAAATACTAAATGAAAGTAGTTAGTTATCTTAAAAGTGTTCCAAGAGCAAACAGCAATGAACAAAAGACGCTGTTATTAAAGCATTTTGTACAAGGTGTTAATGCAGCAGGCGATACTGGTATACTACATGACGGCGACCATTTAGTAAACTCTGATGTTGGAGTTATACAAGGATGGGTGTATGATAAAAAAACTACTCCTCATTTAAAGTTAAGAGACGACATCATTAATCATCAATCTAAAACAAATAATCATGTTTGCTGTGCCGATGCTAATCTTTTTTTATATGCTAATAAAGTTAATCCTCATGGATATCTAAGATACAGCTTCAATGGAATATTTCCTACAACTGGAGAATATTGCGATGCACACATTGATCCTAACAGATGGAATATTATTAGCAGAGATACTGGTATACAAATAAAACCTATTGTTAAAAAAGGCAAAACAATTGTGTTAATGATGCAGCGTAATGGCGGATGGAGTATGAAAGGCTTGGATGTACAAGACTGGGCAATACATACTATTAAACGTATTCGCAAGCACAGCGACAGACCTATTGTTGTTAGAGCGCATCCTGGTGATAAGGCAGCACATCAATATCTAAATCATCGCACTTCGAGATTAGCAAAAATAAAAGGTGTACGAATAAGCGAGTTTGGTACACCGTTAGAACAAGATATGCATAAAGCATGGGCAGTGGTTAATCACAATAGTAGTAGTGTAGTAGGTCCTATTATACAAGGCTATCACTCATTTATAACCGATAGTACACATAGTCAATGCGCCGATGTATCGCACGATGATTTTCATAGAATTGAAAGCCCAAAAGAGTTTGACAGACAAGCATGGCTACAACGCATTAGTATGTTTCATTGGAAATTTGATGAACTAAGAAACGGAACTTGTTGGCGCCATATGCGCAACTATTGCCAATAACGTTCGGTACGCTTAACTTTCAAATCCTTGGGTTTGTTGCTTTTTCCAACTTCTTTTCTATCGCCTTTTAAATGATCAAAATACTTTCCTAAATCGCTATTGATCATTGGATGCCCTTCACCATTTATTAAGTCTCCACTTATATTATAAAACGGTACTCGACTGTGATTGTGTTGTATCTTTTTTCTTACTTCTTCAAACACATAACTATCATGCCATTCTTCCATTCTAAAAATACCATTTTCTGCATCTTGGTATACACGTTCAAACTCTTCTAAAAACTCTTGTGCTGCATCTGTTTTAAGATTGAGGCCGTAAAACCCACACTCTGGCCATTTCTTTCCTCTACCTAAATAACTCATCCAAGCACGTTTAGGTGTAAACTTTTGCAAGTCTATATACAATGCAGGCGAATGTACATATGTATCAGCATCTAGCCAAACAAGCCAATCTGTATCGCAACGTTTTGCAGCATCAAATACTGCATATACTTTGTTGGCAAATCGTATTGCATTCCATTTAAACTCTTTATGATGATCTCTTGGACGTCTTTCGGGCCACGGGCATTTTCCATTTGCCTTGGGCACATCTTTCCATTTGTTTTTAAATGCAACTAACTTTGGCAGTGTTGCATGATGGTCCATGATATGTATACGTGGATCGTTAGTAACAGGCATGCAATCTTCTGCATACAGATATAGCTTGACCTGATTGTCAATATTTTTACTAAAACTGTCTACAAAGCGTTGGCCATATAGGTCTAGTACTGGTTTATGAAAAGTTGATACGAAAGAAATTGTTGTCACGAGCTTGTCCTTGTTAAATACATTACTGGAGTATTTACACATGAGGTTTAGTTTTTTTAGAGAATATGGTGCGTTAAATAGTGTTCCAGTTTTTGATGCTTTTGCAAAAAGTTTAACAGACGCAGGACACACTGTAGTAGGTGACGATATGCACAGTGATGTTGCTGTAATATGGAGTGTTCTTTGGAATGGTAGAATGGCGGGCAACAAACCTGTATACGAATACTTTACAAAAACAGGACGTAATGTTGTTGTATTAGAGGTTGGTGGAATCAAGCGTGGAACAACATGGAAGGTAGGATTAAATGGTATCAATAGAGATGCTTACTTTAGCGATATGGGTAACAGTAGCTATAGGAGTGATTTACTTCAGCTCTCGTTAAAGTCGTGGAAAAAAAATGGCGAGTA